TCAGATCGGAAGAGAAGGATGTCGGAGCATCCTTCACTTCACACTTGGCACCATGCTTATGCGCCACATCGTGGATTGCTTGAAAATCCTTGCTATCGACCTTGGAAACCAAGTCGAGCGTCGTCAAAACTGCATTGGCTGTGTTCTCATCAAGCTTCTCCGGATCAACTCCGTAATGCTTGAAAATCTCCGCAACCGCTGAGAGAACGATGACATCAACGTCACCATCAGCACTCTCGCTGACTTCCTCGGTGACGTATTCTACCAACAGTTCCTTACCTGCCTGCAACCATGCAGCAAGCGACGTGACGACCGGTGAATCATCACCCTCAATCATTTCTTCCCACTGAGCATCACCGACAACACACTCAATTTGGGCAAGCATTTGCGCAAGATTGCTTACGCACCACATGCCTTTCTTGATGTCCGTTTGATCGTCGGCACGCCCGATAACGCAGCCACCAGGAGCAACCACAGCTTGAGCAGCCTGTTCTACAACTGGTTCAACTACCTCAGCAGCTACCTCTTTAACCGGTTCAACCGGCTCTTGTTTTGCTTCCTTGACTTCGGCAACAATACCCGGCTCAATCTCAACCACCTCGGGTTCATCTGAACCAGCATTGGCTTTCGCCTTTTCAATCTTCTGTGCATCAACTGGAATGGCTGGATGGACAAACTCATCCGTTGACGCGGTATGTGAAAATAACTTATTGACTGCCTTACCATCCATCGCAGTGATATGAATCGTGCTATCCGCGCTCTTAACAAGGTCAATCATCGCTTCTGGATTGGCAGGACGGTCAACTAAACTAATTTCCGTCAACTCCATTTCCTTGATGATGGTATCGTCGGCGTCATCACGCTTCAAAACACGTCCACCAATACTGAAAGCCTTGTAGACGCCTTCCTCAACCTTCTTCCAAGCGTCGTTATCGACGATCTTGGCACTGATATAGAGTCCCTTGTCGTCCATCTCAGCCGTCTTGGTGACACCAACAGCCCATGCTTTGTGCATTTCACGGATGTTGCTAAACTTCATGTAATCGGGAAGTGCCTTCGTCAATGCGGCAACTTCGATAATTTCGCCCTGACTATCTCTTGCGCCAGTGCTGGCATAGCCGAAAACCATGCGTTCTTTGGCGTCTACCTTGATAATCTTGGCACTGAAAATCTTTTCCATGCCATTATTTAGTTTCTTGGTCATTATTCTTACCCTTGTCTGTTGGTGCCACATTTTGATTGTGTGCGCCATTCACTGGCGTCTGAACACCGGCTTTTGCTTCGTTAATCTTGCGTTCCGATGCTTGGTCGGCTTGGTCATTCTGACGCTGTGCTTCTGCATCAGGGCCATAAGCACCACTGGCAATGTCCTTCAATAGGATTGGCGGGCCACCCGGCTGGATAATCATTGGGGCATCCATGCCTGGAATTGAATCTTTACCGAGTCCATCACGAATTTCGTTGATAGAGAGGACACCATTCTCAATATAGATTTTATCAACCTGCGCTCTCGACAAAGCATCAAGAGGTTGGTCGGTATTCCATTGAAATACCAAGTCATCTGCATGAAAGAAATGCTCAATGATATAATCTATGGTGGATTTCATCCACAGCATTAATGGATGTAATCCTTCTTCCTCGGCAATCTCAGCCGATGATTCCGCCGTCGCCCGATTGGTTTGCTTGGTGAATGCCGTTGGGGGGATACTGAAACAAAAACACACGATTCTTGCAATCCACTCATCAAACGAATCCGTGAGAATGGCTTCCTTGACTGGTGTGTACTTGGCACCCGGTGGCACCATCTTAATCTTGCGACGTGTCGCAAGATTATCTGTCATCAATTCATCCCAATACGTCTGGAATGCCTTGATTTGTTCCATCGTCCAATCGGCTGGTGTCTCCAAGAAGCCTTGCGGGTCAGTTCCATCCGTGAAATATCCCAACTGGAATAGCTCTCTGCGAATGGCAATGTTAATCATCGTGAGGATTTGCTCAACCTGAGAATATCCGTAAATCCGATCAACACGCTTGTTTCTCGGCTTATAAATCAATTCATCTTTGGTGAAATTGATGGCAGGAATACCTTTTAGAACCTGCTGATATGCCGGGTATGGAGCATCTGGGGTGCGTCCCCATTCATCAATAATGAGTTTTATCGTGCTGCCATCGACGACTTCAAGAGCCAATAAATCACCACCAAGACTCATCTTCGGGAATAATGTCGGTGCATCAATGACCATAAGCTGTTCAAGCAGCATACGTAGCCATGAGTTCCAATCATTGTCTCCATCTGGCAATCTCAGAAACTTCTCAATAGATTGAATTCTCGTGAGGAACTTAGGGTCTTCGGAATTTGCATCATCGTCTCTTGGAACAATATTCCATTCGAGACGTGACATTTGATCTTTTCGTGTTTCAATACACAGTCGGACAATCTCACAGTTATCTGCCAATCTTTTGAGGTCTTGGAACGAAATTGGTTCTATGGCACGTGGTTCGACTTGGCGATTAACACCAAGCGGGAAATCCCACCCACGTCCCGCTACATCACGTGGAGCCAGCGGATTAACTGGGTCTTGTGGGCCAAGAAATGATTGTGATTGCTGTGGTGGCAGTTGGTTGGTGGCAGTCGGCAGCTTCCATCCAGGATTATATTCCTGCATAGCTGCGCCATTGTTTTGATTGACAACAGTTGGTGAGCGGCTCAAATCCGTGGATTGTCCACCGGATGTTCCTCCTCGCGTAACTTTGTTGATTTTCTTACGATTACGCTTGCGCGCCATGAATAATCCTTTTCAATGGCTTATTTAGAGTGGTGTCAATGGTGTGTTTCATAGGCTGCATTCTTGTGGGCGTGCCGTGATTAGCTTCTCGCTATCCACCATGCACCATCGACTTATTATTTAGGGTTTCAACCCTGTGTGAGATTCAGTGAGTGACCGTGACACTGATTGCTAAGGTGTCAGAATTGCTGAACGGTTGCCCTGGTGCAGAGTCCCATCCATACACCGTCCATGAGGCTCCCCCTGTGGCTATATTCGTGGTGGGTATCGTTCCCTTGAAATTACCAAGTGAATCTGGTTTCATTTGCAACAAACTCTTTGAATTAGCGTCCCACACCTCGATGTTGAGCAATCCTGGTGCAGACCCGGAAATTGCGACGGCAGTCGATGAGACGGTCGCTTTCACGTTGGTGAGCTTGTAGGTCAGCGTCACGGCAACATACATGGGTTGCCCTTTGTAATCGAAATCAGGTATTACTACATAATTGGTTGTCATTACTTGCGTCCTTTTGCTTCTTTGGCGAGCTTCTCATAATAATGAAGCACTCCTATATTTGATTGATATGGTTTCAATGTCTTGCCGCCAAGCACCAAAGCATCAACTCTGTTCGGGGATTCATCATTTGACCTTGCTGCCCATGTCACCATTTCATTTTCTAATTCGTGAATATGACCGACATGGTGAACTAACCCTTGCTGATACATTAATGCCAGTGGCTCTGCTCTGACACGCTTACCATCATGTTCATGGACGCCCTTATAACCAATATTGTGGTCAACGCCTCTGACCGTTTCCTCAACCATCTCACCGCCTTGATTGGTTTCCGCAACGATAAAATCACCTGGACGCCCATCCCAACCCTTTCGACATATTTGCACAGCAAGGGTTGCCCATTCCTTTGGGCGCATAGTTCCACTGTAATCACCGAAAACATACAGATGGTCATTTTGCCCTAATCCAATGGCAATGACACCGGCTTCGTCTGACGTGACCTTGGCGGTCGTTGCTGGGTCGAGTCCTACACAGAATGACCTTAATGGGGGCACTTGCTCTGGTGTGACACGATACTTGTTAATGGTCTCACGATCCCACAATGCGCCTTCGGCATCGGCGGCAAAGGCTTCTTCGATGTCAATGGGATATTCTCTTTGAAACCGTGACATACCAAGATTAAAAATCTTAACACGTCGCCACATCAGTTGCTCATTGGTGAGTATGTCACCATAGAGATTTTTGATTTTGTCTATGAGATTACGTTCTTGCGGTGTTTGTTCAAATTCAAATGATGGTATTTCACGATACTCTTCCATCCAATGCCATGGTAGAAACACAACCTCAAAATCTGATTCCTTGTTTTGTGCCGACATACAGGCTTCGTAGAACTTTCCTGACTTACCTGCTGACGTTGATTCCAAAATGATTTCCGATCCGGCGGCATTGGGGACTGCTTCGATGACGCCAGCCCAGTGGTCTTCGGCATTATCCCAATAGGCGACTTCGGAACCATGGAAGAGTTGAACGGTTTGACCTCGCCCAACTGCTTTTGACCCAGCCGTGCCAACTCGGTATCCTGATGCAAGTTTCTCAAAAACCAATTCCTTGACATTTGAAATACTTCTTGCTGGTCTTACTGGTGGTGGCAAGAACTCATAGAATCGATCCGTCATCTCGAAAATAGATTTAGTTGTCTCCGAATGATGGGTCAGGATGAATGCTTGCATTCCCAGGAGATGGGTGCATTGGTGGAAATACCTTGCTTGTGTATAGGTGGTGACACCACCTTGTCGTGCTTTGGGGACGAGGATTCTGACTTTCCCGGTGCGTTTCTTTTGTTCTTCGATACGCTGGTGCAAGTATAGTTGCGACCGGTTCAAGACAAACTTTCGCATTTGTCCATCTTTGGTTCTGATGGTCAACGCATTCTTGGCGTAGAATGGCAAATCATCTTTGAGACGTTTGCGGATAGCCAATTCAACTTGCGGGTCAATGGTCACAAATCCTCAACCCGTAAATGATTGTCTTGCCGTCATCAAATAAATGTTTGTTCACTTGTTTGACATATGCTTCACAATTCCTATAGAGATCGGTCGTTTCCGCTTCCGTCAAATTTTCTTTGAGTTGGAGTTCGTCGAGGAGACGTATCTTCATATCGAAAAGTTTTTGCCATGAATAGAAATAGTCAGGAATATCAATCATTTTTGTTTTCAAGCTTATCTTGAATTGTCGTCAGCCATTCTTCGTGAGCGAAGGTAAGATTGCCACTCATTTCAATGGCTTTACGTTTCGGATGAGTATATTGTGCAACATCCGATAAACACTGCATTCTGATTTTGATGTCCGTGCTCTTTGACATTGCCATCACAGCCAGTTCGACAACGGCATCAAAATTCTTGACGCCCGTGCGTTTCTCAACTTCCTCCTGCAATAACGGAATCAACAAGGTCTTGTCTTTATTGAGCGTGCCTTTCTGACGACCAGCACCCGTCCCCATGCCTCGCCCAAAGCTTTGGACTGGGGCTGGCGTTGTGACCGGGACTAACTTAGAACTATCATCCATGTTGATATTTATTAGATCTGTGCCATGGCAGTGAACCAACACATTTAAAGCGTCATTCTTAGAGATATTGGTAGTGAATCTATAGATTGGTC